ATACGGCGATTGCTTTGATTCGTTTATCGACTTCTGCCGTTGGGATGCAGATCCGGAACGCGAATGGAATACAGGAGGGCTCCAATGAGCGCCCATGAACTGACCGACAAAACCATTGATCCCCGTTATGTTCAAGTTCGGAAGAAAGACGCGGCCCGGATTATTGGTGTGAGCCTGGCCGAGTTCGATCTTCTCCGGAGAACGGACGAAAATTGCCCGAAGGGATACAAGCATGGGGAAGGAAGAAACAGCCCTGTCACGTTTCGGCTGTCCGACATTTACCGGTACAGCGAACTGAGAATGAGTCGGGCAAAAGTGGCCTAGCAGAGACCGCCATGTATCCCGTGGTGTATCCCAGGGATTTCGTAAGCCGGAAACCATTGTGGTTACTGGCTTGGTATCTCCCTCATCAGGAGCTAAGGGGCTGAATCATGTTGAACACTGTTGATCCTCAACCCCTGTAGTTAGCCCTTTCGGCGGCGGTCTGGTTAATAATGTTCAACATTGTTAAACCAGTCTAGCCGCCATTTTTTTGTATCCCCCCTTGTATCCCTGGAAATTTCCGTGTATCCCTACGCTCAATATGCGTCATGCGTGAAGCATTCACCGTTCGGAGGGATCACAGTGAAGCGCAACCAGATCAAGCGGCGGCCATTGGCCGATACCGTCCTGGAGAAGCTGGAACCAGAAGCCAGCGAGTACAGGGAACTCGATACGCCCGGATTGTACTTTCGGGTGAAGCCCAATGGTAGCAAATCGTGGAGCCTTCGGTATAAGCGGCCTAATGGCAAGTGGGCATGGAAAGGCCTGGGAGCATTCCCCAGGGTGTCCGGCAAGGCTGCCCGAGAAGCAGCTGGCGAACTGCTCAAGCTGTCTTCGGACGGCGTAGACCTGGCTAACCACGAAAAGGACAGTGAGCCGGAGGTTCTGGCGCCCACGTTCCGGGAGCTTGCCGAGGACTGGTACAGCCGCCGGGAAGCGGAAGGCCTGGCACCGAAGACGCTCCGACTCATGCGTGACGCGCTGGATAAGGATCTGCTGCCCCCGCTTGGCGACATACCGATAACGAACGTATCCCGGGGAGACTGTACCGATACCATTGCGGACATCGAGGAGCGGCAGGCCTGGCACATAGCGAAGAAGGCGCGTGGATGGCTCAACAATATGTTCAGCCTGGCGATTGCTCAGGGCCGGTGCGAACTCAATCCAGCATCAGAGTTGCGCCACGTTGCCAGGAAAACACCCGCAACCAAGCACCACCCTCATCTATTGGAGCCAGAGTTGCCGGCCTTTATGAAGGCGCTGGATACGTCAGGCAGCCAGTTTAATACCCGAGTTGCCGTCCGGATGGTTCTACTTACCGCGTCAAGGCCTGGCATGGTGCGCCAGGCGGAGTGGAGCGAAGTGGATCTCAAGGCGGGGCTGTGGTCGGTGCCCGTGGAAAAGATGAAGACAGACAGGGATCACCTTGTACCCCTGCCCAGGCAGCTTGTATCCCTGCTAGAAAGCCTGAAGGAAATAACCGGACTTGGGAGATACCTGTTCCCCGGGAAGAAGGCCAACCCATACATCGCTCACCAAACCATGAACTCGTCGCTTCGTGCGATAGGGTACAAGGATAAGCTGGTCGGGCATGGTGCCAGGCACACGGCTTCAACGCTCCTCAATGACCACGGCTGGCGCGATACCTATGTGGAAATGCAGTTGGCGCACAAAGTTGGCGGAGTGAAAGGTGTTTACAACAAGGCCAAGTACCTGGAGCAGCGGGCCACCATGATGCAGTGGTATGCCGACTACCTGGACGCACTGAGGGACGGGGTAGCCGGCGAAAGGAAGGAGGAATTCAAGGCCCGGGTAATCCGGTAGCCGTCCCGCGCACAGCGCCCAGGTAGGCCCGGCATGAGTTGTAAGCCGCGCTCAGGGTTTCCACTTCGGTCAGGGCTTCTCTAAGGCGTCGAGAATTTTCTTCTGGTAGTAGCCGATAGGTCTGGCCGGAGTCTGGCGCACTATCTCCGGGATCTCCGGCGCCACCACTTCCGGCGCCACTACCACACCCCCGGGCTGGCTGGACGCGCACCCGGACAGGGCGGCGCTCAAGCTCACCAGCAAGGCGGGCAATCTCAATCTTAGCTTCGACATCCAGCTTCTCCTGTTCGGCGGTCAATCGTTCAATCTCAGCCTGCTTTATATCGCGCTCGGCTCTGAGCCTGGTAATCTGGTCTGCGGCCAACTGGTTCATGGCCTCTACTCTGGCTTCCAGGAGGCTGTACTTGTCGCGCATGGAGTCGGAGCCCGCCAGGTATCCGGACAGGTAGATCCCGCCGGACACAGCGGCCACGATAAGCAGAAGTATCAGGGTGTTCTTCATATCATTCACCTTGAGCGGCCTGGCATTTCTCGTGGCGGTCGAGCTGTCGAGCCCATACGCCCCAGCAGCGCTTGTTCGGCTCCCCGTTGATTCGAGTGGAGCAGTCGTAGCCACCGGCGTAGCGCCATTTCAGGAGGGCATCACAGGCCTGGCTGTATTGTCCGGCCAGCAGATGCCGGCGCATGGATGAGCGGTTCCAGTTGCCAATACCGTACTGGCCGATGAAATCCACATACAGGTCATACTCGGCCTGGTGGAGCTTCACCCCGGGGATCGACTGGCGGAAACGATCTTCATCTTTGGATAGCAGGTTGCGGGCCAGCTGTTCTGCCCGTTCGCGGGTAATGGCGGGATCGTCCAGCCGAACAGGTGTGCCATCTTCATATCGGGTACTACCGTGGCCGATGGTCGGGACATCGCCCACCACCGGGATTACGGGCTCTGGCGTGTATCCCTCGTATCCCGCCCAGGACGTAAAACCGGCGGCGGAGAATGCCAATAGATAGGTTGAGAGTCGCTTACTGGGGATTTGCATTTTCCGCAGCCCTCCGCTTGATCTCCGCTATTCGCAACTCGCTCTCTCGTTGCTCCCGCTTGTCCCGTCGATGCTGAAAATACACATTGGCCACCAGGCCAAGGATTGCTACCAGCACTGCCGACAAGCCGATCCAGTTGATCTGAGCCAGCCACCCAAAGAAGCCGGCAACGGCTCCGCCCACGGTCATCTTGGCCGTCACGCTCTGAGCAACCTGGTCTACCGCAGCCTGATCTAGTCCATACTTCATGCCTATCCCCGCTAACCCAATCACACGTAGTCAATGGGCCAAGAATGGCGAGGATAGGCGGTCAGTGCGAAACCTACAGGGAGGCTGCCATCACTGGGATGGCAGCTCGTCCCGCAGGTAGTTCAGTCGCTTGTCGATCAGAACGCCGCTCTCGGCACGAATACCGGTCTCGGTACGGCGCATCAGGGAGTTTCGGATGGTGTCGAAGGTAATGGCTACCCTCGGATTTCTCCGGTTGAACTCCCGGATTCGCTCGTTTAGCCGGCTCCGAGCCTCGGTGTCACTGGTGCGCACGGCCAAAGCGTAGCGGTTCAGGATGTTCTGGCGCTCCTTCAGGATCCGCTGTTCCGCACCCTTCAGGGCGGAGTTGCGTTCGTACCCCTGGGCAATGTGCGCAGGCATAAAGCCCATCGCCTGAGCCACGGAACTCCACAGATCCACCTCGTCGTACATCGTGAAGCCGTTAAGGGACTGAACACCCTCGTCGCTGTAACGCCATGCTCGTAGGGCGTCCTTGATAGCCTTCGGAGCCATGGTCTCAATGCCGCGCCAGAAGTGGCCTTCGTTCATCACGCTGGCGCCGGTAAAGAAGCCGCCAATCATGCCCGGGAACGCGCCTAGCATCTGCTCCATCCAGAAGTAGTAGGCATCCCGGCCTTCCAGCTCCCGGTACGGAGAGAAGAACCACAGGTGGCCCATGCCTATACGATCTGTCAGGTTCGTGTTGGTCAGGGTGCCAGGTACGCCCTGAAGCACCATGCCACCCAGGGTTTCACCAAGCGATTCGTAGATCGCTTTGCGCATCTTGTCCTCGAACGTCCATGGATCGTCGTCGTCATCCATGGCGTTCAGGGCAATCAGCAGTGCCTGAGCCCCCGGGACGCCCATCATGCCTGCGCCCAGTGCGAACATACCAAAGATCCCGGCCATCCGGCGGAAGGCTTCACGGCGAACTTCCTTGCTCTCACCCTTGAACATCTGCCGGGCATCAATCGCCAGGCGGGCAAGCATGTTGACGCTGTGCTGACGGAAGACCAGCAGAATCTTGGCGGTATCGCTTTGCATATACCGGGCTCGGTTGCCACTTGAATAGTCGAAGTGAACCTGCCATGTCAGGTCTGCCGCTTCCTTGGTGGCATCCCGGTGGCTCATGCCAGACTCCCGCGCCATCCGGTAGGCCGCCATGGCGGTAACTTCCCGGTTGTAGCGTTCGGCATGGTGGAACAGGAAGGAAATACCGCTCATCACCTTATGGCGAACTGCGTTGTACTCCACCCCGGTTTCACCCACGCCAGCAAGGTCATGGGATTGAGTCTTGTCGATCAGGCCCATACGCATGAACTCGTCGAAGGCCTTACGCTCGTCGCCGGACAGCTTTTTCTCAATATGGCCTCGGCCTGTTACGAAATCCTTGGAGGCCTTCAGTAGTTCCTTGGTGGCCTTGGCTTCGCTCTTAAACCGAGTTCCCAAAATGGGAATGCCCATCATATAGGTCTGTGTGGTGTTCACCAGCGCTGCCGCCGGCGTCACGCCCAGCTGCCAGGCGAATGCCAGGGAGGTAATGTTCTGAGCAATCTGGCCGCCCTGGGGATTCATCACCCACTCATGGCGCCGGCGCAGCTCGTTGGCTACCGTCATGGCATCCACAGAATCCTCGGAATCCTGGGCCTGCTCCTCGGCAATCTCCACCAGTTCGTCCATTTCCAGCTTATGCTTGAGCCGGGCAATCTGGTAAGAGGAGTGGAACATCGAGCTGGCGAAGGAGCGCATGGCGTCCTCGTTGTAGCCGTGTACCTTCTTCCGATGAATGAAGCCCTTGCGCATGGAGAAGTCTGGCAGGGTTTGCAGGTACAGCTGATAAATGCCGTCCGCAAGATCCCAGTCGCCGGAGTGTTCCGCCACCAGCTCCTGAACGTCTGCCACGAAGTTCGGATCAATCGCGTTCTGCAAATCCTCCTTGTTCGACTTCCGGCCTACGGTCACTTCCAGGTCTGGGTACTGCTCCCGCAGCTGCTCGGCGGCGTCTTCCATATCCGCAGCCTTCTCGAACATGCTGAATGACTGAAGGTTGCCGTCCTTGTCCCTCAGTGCCACGAAGTAGTCGCCAAACCGCTTGAGCGGGAAGTAGGGTTCATCCACTCGCATGGACTCAAACACCTTGCGCAGCATCAGGCTCCGGGAGTATTCCCCAGCCCTGGCCGCTTCCAGCCGGCCCCGGTAACGCTTCTCGGCAGCGGCAATCGCCAGCTCCTGCTCGCGCCCTTCCATTTCATCGCGGGCCTTCTGTACTTCGGCCTCAAACTCCCGTTCGGCCCGACGCATGGCGAATCCTACGCTCTTGCGCACGTTCTCCTTGATAACGTCTTCCAGTAAGTTCACTTGATCCTTGTAGGCATCACGCACTTCCTCGAACAGAGCTTGCTGCTCCTCCGGTAGCGCCAGGAACCGCTCTCGCAGCTGCTTCCATTCCGGCGGGATCCGGGTCTGCTTGGACAGGTCAACACTGGGATCCACACCGGCGATGGTGGAATCGTGCATCAGTCGATCCAGGTCAGGCGCAGTCTTCGGCGTAATACCAGCCAGCAACTTAGCCTTGCCGGCCAGGTTGGAGCCCTTCACCCGCTGCTTCAGCCACTTCTGAGCGATGTCATCGTAGCGAGTGTGCATTTCGTTGCGCATGGCATCCATTTCGCGCTTCTGGTCAAGGTAATCATCCAGGGCGGTCATGGTCTTGGGCGCAAAGTCACGCAGGTACATCAGTGGCAGCGCACCCAGGCCGGCGGGCTTCAGGTCGGCCAGCTTGCCTTTCAGGCTTCGGGCCGTCTTCTTGCCAAAGGCAGCGGCAGCCTGCTTCCGGGAGGCCTCGGAAGGCTTGCGGCTGAATCGGGGCTCCTGGCCTGTATCTGTCTGCTCGCCTGCGTCCGCCTTTTTGGTGCGGCTGAACGCAGCCTGAGCCTGGTCGATCTCATCGTTGACTGCCTGGACAGACACCACTCGATCATCCCAAATGACGTAGTTGTAGGTGTTACCATCGGCGTCAGCGATTCGGCTGTCGGCATCCAGGTAGCGCAGGCCAGGCACACCCTTGGCGCCCAGGCGCATGGACAGCTCCCGGTCTTCTACGTCTTCCATCAGGTTGTCGCGCCAGTTCCGGTAGTCGCCACCGTCACCCAGGGCTTCCATCCAGTTATCGAAGGTGCCTTCGCCATGGTGTTCGTCGGTCACGGCGCGGACTGCCTCGGTAATGCCCGGGTTCTGATCGTCCAGGCGGCGCTCCCAATCCAGGAGTTTGTCGTCGTCCGGTATCTCCACTTGGTACAGGTTTCCTTCACCTGCAAGGGGTCGCAAGTTCACCGGGTCGCCATACATATCGTATTCAAACGTCCAGCCATAGGCCTCGAACTGCCACTGGTAGGTTTCTGCCGCGTCCGGGTCGCTCTCCCAATCCTCGGAGAACTTCATGTAAAGCTCCCGAACCTCATCCGGCAGCTGGTCATAGTTGGCGAAGTAGTCGTTTTGAGCGGCGGTCACGTTGTCCCGGTAGAACTCGGCCACTGACCGCTTGCTGGCGAAGTACAGCCCCCACCCGAAGGCCTGGGCGCCCTCACCGGTGCCAATAGCCTCAATACTGAACTGGTCAAACTGGTGAGGGGTGCCGTGGTAGGCCCGGCGGAAGTTGATGTCGTGCTTCGATGGCCGGGACATATTGCCGCTGCGAACCGCCTGCTCCGAGGCGGCCAGCAGGTTCAGCAGGTCTGTCCGGGTTATCTTCATCTCGAAGCCCAGGCGGCGCAGCCCTTTACGTACCGCGTTCACGATCTTGCGAAGCAAAGTCTGGTGCCGGTGTTCGCCGGTCTCTGCCAGGTGCGCAATCAGCTCCTCGGCAATGGTCAGGCGGTGCTTCAGGCTCCGGTCATTAAACTGGCCGTTGAAGTAGGTCTGCTTCAGCTCGTTGGCCTTTTCGCTGTTGCCCAGGTCTTTATATACCTGCGTCAGCAGGGGCACCATTTCCCGGCCCATAATGCCGCGAAGCCCGTAGTGACCAACGACTTCGTGCAAAACCACTTCTTCCAGCTGTGCCCGGTTTTCCAGGCGCGGAGCCAGAATGTAGACCTCGTTCTTCCAGAGTACGCCCCGGAAATCCAGCTCGGCGCCGGCAGCCCGTATCTCCTCCTGGAGCTTCTGCGGCAACTCATAGATCCGATTTACAACGTGAACCTTCGGCTTGCCCTTCCAGCCTTTGAGAAGCTCGTCAACCACCGGCTCCACTCTCGCCCGGTTCATCCGGTTCGGGGTGGCGCCACGGGCGCGGCGGAATGCCGGGTCGGAATCACCTGCCGGCTCGCCAGGTTCCGGCTTGCTATCCTTGCCATCCAGCTCACTCACCACTTCCTTCAGGCGCTCACGCTTCTGTGCCAGCTCCTCGGCTTTCGGGAAAGGCTCATCGGCCCGCGCTTCCAGGTCTGCCACTTGAGTCCTGGCGCTTTCAAGTTGGCGCTCCAGGCGCAGTGCTTCGGTGTTGCTGGCAAAGTTGTTCAGAGCGCTGTCCAGTCGCACCATCGTTGTGGTGATACTGTTCACGTTGAACGGCTTGCCGGCATCGGTGTTCGCCGTCTGGTCGGAAACCATTACCCGGTCTCCGTCCATCAGGCTCAGGGTGACATCCTTCTGCTCGCCCGATTGCATGAAGTTGTTAACAGAAATATCAGCCACCAGGCGGAAGCCCTTGTAGGTGCCCAGCTCGATACCTTCGACTTCCTTGCCTGGCCCGTACTCCTCGTTCAGAACGGCAGTCATTCGGTTGAAGGCCTGACTGCGGCGCAGGAAGGTTTCACCGTCAACCACAGCCTCAAACGGGGATGAGTCACCCAGGGCGTTGCCAATGGCGTCCGCAATGGCGTCCTTCGATGTTACGCGCTCGCCGTTGATATTGATGGCGTAACGGGCTTTCGGGTTGCCCTCCTGCTGAAGCTCGACTGCCTCCTTGACTGCCTCCATGGCCGCGTCCCGGTCGGTGTAGGTCTCACCCTCCACGTTCACAGACAGTGTTTTGAACTTGTCAGCAATCCGCTGCTGCTCGGCCTTAACCTTGGCGCTTCGCTCGTTGGCCTGCTTAATCCGTGCCGGGTTCTTCTCGATGGCATTGCGGGCCTGGTTCAGACTGTCTTTAAGCCCCCACATTTTCCGTCGGTGGGCTCGCTCCTGAAGCTCCAGGTTGTTGATTTCAGACTCCAGAGTTACCCGCTCCATGAGTAGCGGGTTTCCGGACGCCAGGGCCGCCATTTCGGCCATGCCTACCGATTCCTCGTCCTCGAAGTCCATGGAGAACGCGCCGTCATACTTCCGGATACCGTTGATGGTGCGGAGCTTGGTGGCGTTCAAATCCCACATCTTCGCGTCTACGGTACGCTCGGTGGCGTATGCCAGAATCTCCACTTCCATGTCCGGTCGGTACATCGGATTTGGTTTGTCGGCGGTCGGCGGCGTGGCAAACAGGTTGCCCTGGCGAATTACGCGCCCTTCGCGCTGCTCGATGTCGCTTGGCTTCCAGGTTACGTCAACGTGGTGGAGCGCTACCGCTCGCGCCTGTACGTTGGTGCCGGCGCCCATTCGTGGGGTGGAGCCAATCAGCACTCGAACCTTGCCGCTGTTCACGGAGTCAAACAGGGCGGCTTTCTGCTCGTCGTTGTTGGCCTCCTGAACAAACCGGATTTCATTGGCCGGAATACCCATGGCAACCAGGTTGTCTTTGATCTGCTGGTAGGCGTTCCAGCCGCCGTTTTGGGCAGTCTTCAGCTCATCCATTTCGTTCTCATCGAACGCTTCCAGCTTATCGCTGTACTTCTGCAAATCCGCCTCGTTGCCCTCGGCCAAGGCCTTGTCGCGGCCTGCTACGGCCTTGTCATACTCCCTAATGAGCTTGGCATCAGAGTTTGACTTGGGAACCGAGCGATCCAGGAAGATCAGCTGAGTGCCCTTGTCGTCATTCCATTGGTCATAGATCCGCTTGACCTCCTTGCTCACCACTTCCAGCTTGCCACCTTCCTCCTTGCTCGGGTTGCGGTTATCCACTGCCCGGACATCCAGGGAAACCTTGCGGGCACGATCCATCAGGCGCAGGCGCTCGGCATTGCGCTCCATGGTGTCCTCTATGTTTTCCAGGGAGTCGAAGCCATCCATGATGACTTTCAGCGCAGCGTCCTGAGCCGGGGTTGGCTGGATGGTTCTCAGCTCCCGATCTTTCCCGCCCTTCACCTTGGGCACAGGGAACGGCTTGCCGCCATGGTCTTCGGCGTACCAGCCCTTGATGTCGTCCAGGGTTACGGCGTCCGTGACTTCGTAGTACAGATCCATCAGGGAGCGCATGTTTGACCATGTGCGGCCCAGGCGCGTGACTTCCTTCAGTCGTCCGGATTCGGTCGGCTCAAAGGCTGGGGTGGCCTCTACGAACTGGGAACGGAACGCATCGAAGTGGGTCATGCCCAGCTCGTTCAGCTCATCGGCAGCCAGGTAGCGAAGCATGGTGAACATTTCCACCGCACTGTTGCTGATTGGCGTACCGGTCAGGAAGGTTACGCTGCTGTTCGGGTTCTCCCGGAGAACGCGAATCTTGTTGTAGAGGTCGTTGGCCTTGCGGGATCCCGTCTTGTCGCCCATGCCGCGCACACCGGTCAGGCGTGAGGAGTAGGCCAGGTTCTTGAACTCGTGAGCCTCATCCACGGTCAGGTCGTCCACACCCAGCTGCTCGAACGTCAGGAGCCGGTCACGCACACCCTCGTTCAACTTGTCCATCCGGGCCTGAATCTTCTCGGCCAGGCGCTCGGCCTCCTTCACACCAAACGGCTTTCGGTATCCGTTGTCGGTGCCATCTTCCTTGGCCTGCTCCCAGGCGGCCTCAACGGCATCCATGGCCTCTTTCAGCTCGGCCTCAAGGTAGCGCTGTTCGGTATCCGGCGAGATACCAATGAAACCAAAGGACGAATGCGGAACAATCACGATGTCCCAGTCACCGGTGGCGATCTTACCGAACAGTTTGCGGCGGTTCTTCTTCTCAAAATCCTTCTTGCCGGCGGCCAGAACCTTGGCGCCCGGGTAGAGCTTGTAAACGTCTGCCTGCCACTGCTCAACCAGGTGGTTGGGCACGACAATCATTGGCTTCTGAGACAGCCCCATTCGCCGGCGCTCCATGGCCCTGGCAATGGCGGTAAAGGTTTTACCAGCGCCTACCGCATGATCCACCAGCATGAAGCGCTCATAGATCCCGCGCCAGATGGCGTTCAACTGGTGCCGGCGCATCTTGATAACGGAATCGGGCACCTTGCCAGGCAGCGTCAGGTGCTGGCCGTTGTATTGGCGGTTCACCCGGACGTTGAAGTTCTCGTTGAACAGTTCAACCAGCTCTGCCCGGCGGTCGCTGTCCTTGAAGATCCAGTCTTCAAACTCCGAAGCAATCTCCTTCGACTTCAGGATGGCAAGGCTTGTCCGCTCCTTATCAACGTGTGTCTTGCCCTCAGCATCCCGGTACGTCACTTTCACCGGCTGGCTGTTCATCATTCGGGACAGAATGTAGTCCGCAGGGGCGCCGTCCGCGCTCCACTCGTCAGCGACGGCAGAGTTAGAGCGCTCCACGGACAGGGCAAAGCTGTTGGTAAGCGGCGAGAAACTGGCGTTCGCATTGCCGCCGGTAATATGCTCCGCAAACTCTGCGTACACCCTTGGTGGCACCCAGGTCGCGCCAATCTGAACGGCTACGTTCTCCGCTGTCCAGTCCTCCGGAATCACCGCCTCCAAGGCTCGCACGTTCGCATCAAGGCCATGCTGGGAAGCTGCTTTCAGCTTGCGCTTCACCATGCCGGACAGGTAGGCGTCCGCCGTTTCCCACTCCTGGCGCTCAGGATCGAAGAACACCAGCGGGGAGTCGCCTTGCTGTAGCAGCTCGGCAGCCTTGCTTTCGTCCACTTCCAGCAGGGAAGCGATACGCGGCATGGATACCCGGCCCGTTTCGGACAGGCTGATAGCCAGGGCGTCTGACGGGGATTCTGCCCGACTGGCCGGCTCGTACTTCGGAACTACCCGCCCTTCCAGGATGGGGGCCGGTTCAGCCTTCTCCGGCTGTTCTGGCATACCCGTCTTGGCAGACTGGGCCTTGGTGATAGGCTTCTGGTAAGACACTTCCAGTGCCGCCACCAGGCCACCGTCCGGCATGGTCATTGCCAGCTTGAGGTTTGTGCTGGCGTTTATCGGCCCATGCTTCTTAACGAAGGCCTCATACTCTCGCTTCAGGGCTTTCCGGTTGCCCTCCATTGCCACCTTGGCAGCATCGGCGGTTTCCAGCTCAAGCTGGCGCTTCAGCAGGTCTCGGAGCTTCACAATGCCGGTCAGGCGGTCAAGGTTCAGCTTACTTAGCCGCTTCTCTTTGGGGATGTCGCTCTCTTTGGCGAACACCTTGCGCTCGTACACGTTGAGCTTGGTCGGCTTGCCATTCTTCAGCACCTTGACCTTGTTGCCCTTCTCGTCCTCCTTGGCAACCATGACGTACCACTTGCCGTCCGCATCCAATGCCAGGTCGTCGTGCCAGGGGGTGCCTTCCTTGATAGGCTGGCGCTTCAGCTCGTACCCACCCTCGGGGGTCTCATACTCGATGACTCGAACGAGGCCGCCGTCTGCGTCGAACTTCACATGGCCCACTTCCTCGTTTGCCAGGGCAATCCGTAGCGCATCGCTCATTTCGGCAAAGCGCCTTTCAGTGGTCGCCATGACCTCGGCTTCCAGATCCTGAATGCCCTCCGGCAGCCGCTCAATCGCGGCGTCCAGCATGGCGCCCATTTCCGCCGGGTTGTCCAGTCGCACGGTAATATCGTTGCCGTGTTGCATGGAACCGGAGCGCTCCATGGTGCCCAGTATGTTGTCCGGGTTCTGCTTGAAGTAGGCGTTGACGCGCATCGGCTCGCCACCCAGCGGGTCAGGGACTAAATCAGTCTCTACCCAGGCTGGGATCTGGTCAGCAAGAGCCTGGCGCTCCCGCTCTTTATCGCCCTTCTTCGGTCGGCTGTTGTAGGCGCTGATAACGTCTTCCATCCGGGCGCGGTCTTCTGGCGTCCGCTTTTGCAGGAAGATGATGTCGGTCACAACTTCGGTTCGAGCGTTCTCCTTGAACGCAGTATCCGGCAGTCGAATGGCACCCACTAGCTCCGCCTCTTTCGCCAGGGCAAGCCGGCTGCTCTTATCCTGGGCATCCATCAGGTAGCGAGAAACCACCATCGCCTGAATGCCTCCAGGGCGCAGTGCGTCCATGCCCGCACGGAAGAACTGGTTGTGGATAGAGACGCCCTTCAGCTCCGGCTTGTACTGGAATCGCAGGGACTCACTGCCAAACGGCGGGTTGCCGATGTTCAGGGCGAATGAGTTGTCTGTCAGCGGCACCTTCTGGAATCCAGAGTGGAGAACCGTGGCCTGGGGATACAGGGCGCCGGCAATCCGGGATGTCAGACTGTCGTACTCAACGCCAATGAACTTGGCTGGGATGTTTTTCGGGGAAAGCCCCAGGAAGTTACCGGTGCCCATGGAGGACTCAAGCACCAGGCCACCCTTGAAGCCCATGCGCTCCACAGCCTTCCACATGGCCGAGACCACAGACTGAGAAGTGTAGTGTGCGTTTCGGGTAGAACGGCGGGCTGCCTTGTACTCGTCGTCGGTCAGCAGCTCGCGCAGCTCCTCTCCCCGGGCCTTCCACTTGTCCTTGAAGTTGCCCGATGTCGGGTCTGGGAAAGCGCTTGCCAGGCCGCCCCAGCCAACGTACTTGGCCAGAACAGCCTGCTCATCCGGTGTGGCGCGTCTCTTTTCAGCTTCCAGCTGCTTGATGACGCGAATAGCGGCAAGGTTGTCGTTGATCTTCTGTACTTCGCCACCCTTTCCAAGACCTACTTCGTCGGTGATCTCGAAGTTGGTGGCCGGAATGTTCGGCTTGGATGTCGGCTCTCCGCCAACGTCTACCTGGCCTGAGTCTGCCTGTAGATCCGATCCAGCTCCGCTTCTTCCTCCCGCTCCCACGGCTCCAGATTGGCTTCCGCTTCGGGTTTTAGAAGTACCAGCTCGCTTAGAGCCACTTCTTCCGCCTCGTGCTGCTGAAAGCCCTGCTCCATCAGCTCCAGCACCATCGCGGCGGCCTGTTTGCCCACCGTTTGCAGCGTTGCTTCCAGCTGCCCCTCGGCCTTCAGATCGGCCACCTTGCTCGGGAGCCACTTCGTCCAGTGCTTCCGGGCCATCATTGCGTACTTCTGAGCGCTCATCAGCTACCCCTTCCAGTGTTACGTTGCCGTCTCGGACATCCTCGATGAAGCGCACAACATACGGCTTCATGTTTTTCGCCGTGTCCGCACCGAACCGGTCAACCACCATCTGAACCACAGCCTTCATGGTGTCGCGCAGATCCTGGCCGGCAGTCTTCAGGTGCGATACCGCTGACAGGAACAGCGGCTTGGCCTTGGCGTATGTGTCCTCGTCGAAGGTTAGCCCAGAACTCAGGCGCCCACCACCACCGAACAGTTGACCGAGTGCGTCGATGGCATCAGTCAGCCCCTTGGCGGTGTTCTTGGCCGCACTGCCCAGCGCTTCGCCGGCGCCGCGCTTCTCATTGGAGCGGTCTACCGTGACATCCGGGCCGGGCGCATCAGTTTTTTTGCGGCTGCGCTTACGGGGCTCAGCTTGGTCTGCCGGCTCGGGTTCTGGCTTTTGCTCGGAACTACTACCAAAAACCGCATTATTAACGATTTCACGAAGGCCAGGGAACTCGGAAACCGCATCCCGCATATCCTGTTCCCTGAGCCTTTGAGGCTTTCGGCTGTCCAAGCGATTGTTAATCGTATGAGCCGCTTCACGGTCGATGTTGAACTTGGACATCAGCAAGCTGTCTCTACCGCTTTTCCCAAGTTCCCGAGAAAGAATAGCCTGACCTCGCTTGGTGATACTCGGAACCTCGCCGGCACTGTAAGCGTAATCCTCCAGGTACCGGGCAGATTCGGTAATATCATTCAGTTCTTCGGGGTTTAACTGGTCGATAGACCTTGCTGATTTTGATCCGTCACCCCCGGTTACCTCGTCCAGCACATCATCGAACATGGCGCCCAGGTCTTCGCTCGCGCTCTCCGGCTGACCGGCAGGTTCACTTGGCGCACTAAGCCTCTCGGGCCGGGATCTGTTACTGTCTTTCAGCTCGCCCCGGCGATTGTCCGCCGCCGAAATGAGAATGCTGGTTCCGGCCTGGTCACGGTCTGGATCGGCCATCTCCTCCTCGATGACGCGGTTCACTTCCTCAACGGTTTCCGCCTTCAGGATTCGGGTATCCCGGTCATTGAACCTTTCGCGGTAACTGCCCTTTTCAGGTCGCCCAGCAAATGACGTTGAGCCACCGCTAACACTGCGATCTCTGCCAGTCGGGGCTTTGGCGCGATCCCGCTTCTGCTGCTGAACCTTGTCATACATCGCGTCAAGATCAACAGTTAAGGCGCCGCCGGCGCCCGGCTTAATGGTCTCCCCGATGTCACCTGCAACAATATCGAACTCCGGAATCAGGTTTCCGTACTTGAACGCAACAGCGAACTGGTCACGGGTAAGCTCTTCCGGATTCGTCGGCCAGGGCTTGTCCAGGGTCTCTGCCAGCTTCTTGGCTAGAGCTGCTGCCACCTGGTCAGCGCTCGTTACGCGCCCCCTGAATACGGCCACCTGGCGCCCGCCCCACGGGCCATTCCAGACGATAGAAGTCTGTTTTACTTTTGCGTTGTACTGGAATGGAAGGTCGTTCACTTCTCCACGGGCCAGCATCGCCATGACTTCGGTGATGTCGTCGGGGTCAGTCAAGGCAACACGGGCATCGCTGGTCTGCTTCGCCTTAACCTTGTCGATAACGCTA